CAGAACCCAAAAGGTGGCCTTAATGCTGCTGGACGCGCAAGTCTGAAGGCTGCTGGGCAAGACATCAAGCCCCCTGTAAAATCGGGCGACAACCCGCGCAGGGCTAGCTTCTTAGCAAGAATGGGTGGGAATGATGGCCCTGAGTACAAAGACGGAAAGCCCACTCGATTGCTGTTAAGTTTAAAAGCATGGGGGGCAAGCAGCAAAGCGGATGCTAAATCCAAGGCCAAGGCAATCAGCGCAAGGAACAAGAAATGACTTACCTCCAGCTTATTAATAACGTGCTGATTCGTTTGCGTGAAACGCAAGTCTCCACCAACAATGAAACTACTTACTCAACCCTGATCGGCTTGTTTGTCAACGATGCCAAGCGCCAGATTGAGGATGCTTTTAACTGGAACGTTCTGGGTACAACTGTCACTCTCACTACCGTGTCTGCGACTTACATCTATTCAATGACGGGTGCTGGACAGAAGTTTCAAGTGCAAGATGCGATCAACACTACATCAAACATTGGTCTGCAAAACATCAGTTTTGTGGAGATGAACCGCTATCAAAACCTAGTCCCAACAACAAACGGCATTCCTCAATATTACGCATTTAATGGGGTAGACGCGAGTGGCGACACCAAGGTGGAGCTGTACCCCCGTCCTGATGGGGTCTACAGTATTCCGTTTTCGTTGACAGTACCTCAAGCAACATTGGCGTCTGATGGCACATCTGTGCTTGTTCCTGACAATCTGGTTGTACAAAACGCCTTTGCACGGGCTTTAATGGAGCGTGGCGAGGATGGCGGTTTTAACTCATCTGAGGCATATCAGTTTTACCGTGCCATGCTGTCTGACCAAATTGCTTTGGAAGGCACACGCTATCCAGAGAATAAAGAATTTGTAGCGATATGAGCCAAGCTCTCCAGACTGCCAGCATTTCAGCGCCAGGATTCTTTGGCCTGAATACGCAAGACTCGCCTTTGGACTTGGCGGCTGGCTTTGCGCTGGTTGCCACCAATTGCGTGATTGACCAGTTTGGACGCATCGGCTCACGCAAAGGCTGGGCGCGGGTTAACGCCTCTGCTGGTGCTTTGGGTGCTAATGCCCCTGCTGTGATCCACGAACTGGTGCAGACTGACGGCACTCTGACAATCCTGTTTGCTGGCAACAACAAGCTATTTAAGCTGGATAGTAGTAACGCCGTGGTTGAATTGACCTACGGCGGCGGCGGTACAGCACCTACGATTACGGCAAATAACTGGGCGTGCGCCTCGCTGAACGGCATTACTTTCTTCTTTCAAACAGGCCACGATCCGCTGATCTTTGACCCTGCTGTCAGCACAACGACCTTCAGGCGCGTCAGTGAGAAGTCGGGCTACGTTGGCACTGTACCCTCGGGCAACATCGCCATCAGCGCCTATGGCCGCTTGTGGGTGGCAGATACGGCATCAGATAACACCACGGTTTTTTTCTCTGATCTGCTTGCTGGTCATATCTGGTCAACAGGTACTGCGGGTTCTCTCAATACCAACCTAGTTTGGCCTAATGGCGCGGACAACATCACCGGCCTAGCGGCGCACAACAACTTTCTGATCATCTTTGGTCAGCGCCAGATTCTGGTCTATTCGGGCGCAACTACACCCGCAACAATCACACTGGCAGACACGGTAGCGGGTATTGGCTGCATTGCCAGAGACTCGATTCAAGGCACTGGCAAAGATGTTTTGTTTTTGTCCAATTCAGGCGTGAGATCATTTGCGCGGACTGTGATTGAGAAATCCGTCCCTATTGGCGATTTGTCCAAGAACGTGCGTAGTGACTTTATGAACATCGTTGCTGGCGAGACGCTGGCAAACATTAAGTCGGTCTACTCTGAAACTGAAGCGTTCTACTTGATAACCCTGCCGTTTGTCAAAGAAGTGTTTTGTTTTGACACTCGCGGACAGTTACAAGATGGATCGTTCAGAGTCACCACTTGGGACTCAATTCAGCCATCAGCGCTTCTCTCTAGGCGCAATGGTGATCTGCTGTTGGGCAAGACAAGCTACATCGCCAAGTACACCGGCTCACAAGATGACACTTCTGCATATCGGCTGCTGTACTACACGAACCATGCTGACTTAGGCAATGCCAATGTCACCTCGCTACTAAAGCGGCTGAAGGTAATTGTGATTGGTGGCACAAACCAATTTGTGACGATTAAGTGGGGCTTTGACTTTAGCACCAACTATCTCGCAGCTAACGCACAAATCCCAACACAATCGGTTTCTGAGTACGGAACGGCTGAGTACGGCGCAAATGCCACTGTGGTCGCCCAATACGCCAACGGTGTAGCTTTGCAAACTTTAAGCGTGTCGGCAAGTGGAAGCGGTAAAATCGTGCAAACAGGCTATGAAGCAAACATCAATGGTTCTACGCTGTCTATTCAGCGGATTGAAATCCAATCAAAGGACGGGAAGACAGTATGAGTAACTATACACAATCCACTAACTTCGCAACTAAAGATGCGTTAACTTCTGGCGACCCGCTGAAGATTGTCAAAGGCACGGAGATCAACACCGAGTTTGTCAACATTTCGGTGGCTATTGCAACCAAGGCTGACTTGGCTTCGCCTACTTTTACGGGTACGCCAACCTTACCTACCGGTACGATTGCAACAACCCAGACCTTTGGTAACAGTTCAACTTTACTTGCCACTACTGCATTTGTGCAAGCAGCACTTGCGGCATTGCATCCTGTTGGCTCGATTTACATCAACGCCACTGTCAGCACCAATCCTGGCACTCTGTTGGGCTTTGGCACTTGGACAGCCTTTGGCGCTGGGCGAGTCATGGTGGGCTTTGACTCTGGCAATGCTCTGTTTGACACGGCTGAAGAAACTGGTGGTGCTGCGGATGCTACGCTGCCAAGCCACACGCACACGGCGACTTCTACTGTTACTGACCCAAGCCACGCTCACACATACAATCAGCCACAAGGTCTGGTGGGGTACACGCAAGGCGGCAGTCAGTCTGTGCCTTATCCACAATCAGTATCAACAAGCAGCGCATCTACAGGCATTACAGTCGCCACGACTAACGCATCCGCTGGCACAAGCGGCACAAACGCCAACTACCAGCCGTACATTACAGTTTATATGTGGAAAAGGACTGCATGATCACGCACCACTTCAGCGATGGACTGTACGCCAAGCAAGCGGTTATCCCCGCTGGCACAGCCATCCTGAAGCATACGCATGACTTCAACCACTTATCAATTCTTGCCAAGGGTAAGGTTGCGGTTCTGCGAGGCACAGAGATTGACATTGTTGACGCGCCAGCTTGCATTGAAATTAAGGCTGGAATGACGCATGGCGTCAAGGCCATCACTGATTGCGTTTGGTTTTGTATTCACGCCACTGACGAGAAAGACCCGTCTAAAGTGGACGAAATTTTGATTAAAGGGGAATAATATGCCTATGGCCGCCGCTGCAATTATGGGGGGTTCATCGCTACTTGGCGGTTTGTTAGCCGGTAAATCTGCTGAACGCGCAGCTCGTACACAAGCCGACGCGCAAATGAAAGCAGCCCAGCTTGCGGCTGAAGAAGCGCGTTTTAGGCCCGTAGGCGTTACGACACGCTTTGGTCAGTCGCAGTTTCAGACTGGGCCTGATGGTCGTGTGTCGGGCGCTGGCTACACACTAGACCCTGCCCTTCGTGCCTATCAAGACCGGTTCATGGGCTTGGCTGGTGGCGGTCTGTCTCAAGCTGAGATGGCGCAGCAGCAGTTTGCCCCCTTGCAACAGGGCGCTCAAGGTCTGTTTGGTCTTGGTCAGCAGTACTTGGCTCAGTCTCCACAACAAGCCGCCCAACAGTACATGGCTGGTCAACAAGAGTTGCTAGCCCCTAGCCGTGAGCGTGAGATGGCACAACTTCAAAACCGGTTGTTTAACACTGGCCGAGGTGGTCTATCTGTTGGCGCTACCAGTGCTCGTCCTAGTGGCGCGGCGGGTCTGGGTGCAGCCAGCCCAGAATTGGAAGCCTATTACAACGCCATTGCTCAACAGGATGCACAACTGGCTGCTGGCGCACAACAAGCCGGTATGGATCAGGCTAGGTTTGGTGCTGGTTTGCTTGGCACTGCTGGCAATCTGTTGACGCAGGGCTATCAAGGCCAGGCAGCAGCTCTTGGCCCATACGAGGCTTATCTGGCGCAGATGAAGCAGCTTGAGGCTTGGTCAGCAACCGCTTGATCTTGGCATCAACATTGGCGCTAAAGGGCAGAGCAATGCAGCAGCACAAGCAATGTTGAGCACTGGGCCGACACGCGAATCGTTCGCGGCCAATGCTTTTAATCCGTTTGCTACTGCCCTGACACAAGCGGGTCAGAATCCGGCGTTTGTCCGAGGCGTGAGTAACCTGTTTGGTGGTGGTGGACAAGCAGCGTTTTCACAGACCGGTTTAGGCGGATCGGGATTTGGCACAGGTTTAGCTTACGGCAACCAAGACATTGGCGCGTTTATCTAAGGACTAAATCATGGCAACCGACATCGTTCAATCGCTTTTTGGCGTTACGCCACAGGCTTATCAGCAAGCCCAGCAAGACCGCATGGACGCGCAAGCGTTGCAGTACGCTAGGCTTGACCCGTTTCAGCAAGCCAACTATGCCATTGGGCGTGGTGCTTCTGGCTTGGCTGGTGCTATCGGCGGCGCTTTGGGTGGGCAAGACCCTGAGTTGCAGCGCATCACAATGGCACAACAAATAGCGGGTCAGATCGACTACAACAGCGATGACTCTATGAAGCAGGGAATACTGGCGTTAAACAATGCCGGTGATCCTCGGAGCGCAATGCAGTTACAGCAAATTCTTCTTGGTCAACAAGCCAAACGTGCGTCTATCGGAAAGGATGAGGCAGCGGCAAGGGCTTCTGACGCAACTGCTAAACGGGAGCGCGGCCCTACAGGAAAAGTTGCGGAAGGACTTCGTGCGCGTGAAATAACTAGGGCGCTTCAAGCGCCAGATTTAGACGACATAGAGCGAAAAGCCTTGGAGGCAGAATTAAGCATATATACATCAAGCACAAAAGAACCTGAATTTTTACTAAAAGAAGCAAGACTGCAAGATTTAAAAGCCAATTTGCGTGTATTGCAAAATCAACCAGAACCAAACAAAGAGGCTATGCAAAGAATACAAGATAGTATTCAAGCAATTGAGGGAGTTTCTAAGGAAGCGTCTGTTGGATCATCAGCAGAAGTTGTTTCTAAAGAACTTTACTTCAAGCCTTTTTCAGCATTAACTCAAGAGGAAGTAGTTAAAGTCAATGCAGAAGTAGCTAAACGAAAGAAAGATGAGATTAGGGCAGGAGTTACACCAGCACAGCAGCAACAAAAACTAGTGTCTAAAAACAAGACTGATCTTGCTTCTGAAGTTGAAACTGCTGCATACAATTCTACTAATCGAGTGACTTTAGCAAGAAATTTAAAATCTTTATTGCCAACTGCCTTTACTGGTGTTGATGCAAATCTTAAATTGCAAGCAAGTAGAGTTGCAGAGGTGTTTGGTATAAATATTCAAGGTGTTCCCGATTCTCAAATTATTGATACAATTTTAGGCGATTTGACTATTGGTGCAGCAAGCAAACTTAAAGGGGCTTTGTCTGACAAAGACGTTAAGTTCCTAAAAGAAACCATTGGTACAAGAGGTTTATCATTAAGAACACTGCAATTTGTTGCCGATAGAATTGAACAAGAGGCTTTGATTGACGGGGAGTTAAATGAAGTTGTTAACAAATATGTCGCAGATGGCGGTGATTTAAATAAATTTAATTTTGCCTCGCAACGTAAAGATGTTTCGGAAAAAGTTAGAAAAGACATAGCTAGACTTTCAGAACTTCGGAACAAAGCAAAAACTAAATAACTATAGAAAACAAAGGTTTTTATCATGGCATTATCACCTGAAGAACAGCAAGAGTTAGATCAATTGGAGGGCAAATATGGCACTTCTGTTCTTGATGAAACCAGGCCAAAGCCAACTGCTTTACAACAATTTGGGAAGGCAACTGTTGAGGCTTTGCCTGAGATAGGCGGCTTAGTTGGTGGAGCAGTTGCAACAGCGGCAACTCGCAGTCCTTTGGTTGGAGCAGAAGCACGAGCTGCAACAGCAACTTTACTTAGGGGTTTAGCTGGCACAGGTGCTGGGGCAGTTACTGGAACAGTAACCAAACAACAAATTGAGGCTTTGACTGGCAAACAAGAGCCATTAGGTAAACAATTTGCCGAACAATTATCTAATGCAATGACCGAAATGGCTTTAGATGCGGGTGGTAATGTAGTTTTTAAGTTGGGAGGCGATCTTTTTAAGATTGCAAAAGATAGACTGCCACAATTAGGTTTATTTTCAAAAAAATCAACTCCTGATGTAGATATAAAACGTCGAGTGCAACAGTTGTTAGAAGAAGAGGGTTTAGGTGGATTAACACGTTTCCAAGTTAAGCCAACATCTACATCCAGTGTTGTTGAGTCTATTGGTCGAGGTTCTGTAACAGGAAAAGGTGTTTTTGCGGAACTTGAGGAAGCAAACACAGCTGCTTTGAAGAGCAAAAGAGATAAAATTCTGAACGAAATATCTCCAAAAATTGTGGATGACGTTGAAGCTGGAGCTAATTACAAAGATGCTATAAAAGATGCTCAATCACAGTTAAGTGTTGCGGCAAATGATGCTTATCGAGTTATTACAGATGCGGGAAAAAATGTCTCCGTAAATGTAGGATCAATAGCCAACCAGGCAAAAGCAAGACTTAAAGAGGCCGCAGATATATCTGTTTCTGGTTCACCAAAAATTGCATTGAGCGATAGTGTTGTTGCTAAACTTAGAGAAATTTCTGATTTAAAAGAAAATATAACTTTTTCTCAAGCTCACCAATTCCGTTCCGATTTAAATGCTCAATTAAGGGCTGTGAAGTCTGAGTTTGGTGCAAACGATCCAGTTGTTGCTGTTCTAACGCAAAACATAAAAGCTATTGGTGATGCAATGGATTCAGCAGCATCAAGTCTAAATCCACGGTTAAAAAAGGCTTACGATGAAACATCGGCTTTTTATCGGGAGAGCATTACAGAATTATTTCCTGAAGCTCTTGCAAAACTTAACAATAAGACAGCAGAACGTGTAGGCGAAAGCATTTTTGCAAAAGGTAACGTCACTGAAATTGAGGATTTTTATAAATCATTAGAAAGAGCAAAAACTATTAACCCAAATCTAGATGTTAATTCTGTAAAAAGTAATTTGCAACGAGGATACATTTCAGGGTTAATTGGCGCAGAAGGTGGTGATACAGCGATAAGTTCTTTGTTGGCGTTGGAGAAAAATTTAAAAGACAAGAAGTTTTTGCGAACATTTAATACTGCTGTAGACAATGAGAAAATTAAAGACAATTTACTTTTGCTTGTCAATGCGGCTAAGTTAAGCCAACAAAAACCAAATAATGCGTTTTCTCTTGCTATTTCATCTGCTCAAGCAAATAGCGCACAAGCAGTGCTCTTGTTAGCAACTGGATATGCTAGTGGTTCTGGTGAGTTAGGGGTGTTTGGCACGGCGGCCACTGCTGGTGGAGTATTATTGACTCCTCGTGTTCTTGCTAAGTTTGCAACGAGCAAAGAAGGAGTTAAAAAACTAATTGCGGCAGAGCAATCTTTTGGAAGAGCTAAAGCTGCAACAGGTGATGAGGGCAAACGGTTGGCAATAAAGACGGTTGGCTTGATGAATGAAGCCTACAGAACAGCGGGTGTAGCTGAAGAAGACTTTATGGATTCAAATGCCTCGTTACCTAAACAGCCAATGACTACAGAAGATCAAAAAGAGTTAGAAATGTTGGAGCAAAAGTACAGATAAATGTTCTTCTGCTTTTTTAGTGGCATAGCTGCTGCCGGTACAGGTAAAGCCGGTCTTACTGAACGTCAACCAATCCAACAATTTGGGCAAACAGAGGAGTAAAGCATGTTTCCATTAACAGCCCTACTTGAAGTCGGCGGTAAGCTAATAGACAAGCTGATTCCTGATCCAGAAGCCAAAGCCAAAGCCCAGCTTGACTTGGCTAAGATGGCGCAGGACGGTGAGTTGGCAAAGATGGCTAACGACACTGAGCTGTACAAGGCAGAGCAATCTGGCGTGTCTGAGCGCTGGGATGCCGACATGTCTTCAGATTCGTGGCTGTCTAAAAACATCAGGCCAATGGCTTTGGTGGCTATCTTTGTCGCCTATTTTTTGTTTGCCCTGATGAGCGCCTTTGGCTACAACGCACAGGCATCCTATGTTGAGCTGCTTGGCCAGTGGGGCATGCTGGTTATGTCTGCTTATTTTGGTGGACGGACGCTTGAGAAGATCATGGAAATGAAAGCCAAGAAATGACACCCAACTTCACCCTTGCAGAACTGACCACCACAAGTCACCGCCAGTTTGACAATACGCCAAACGATGCAGAACTAGCCAACTTGCAAAAGCTGGCTGAGTTCTTGGAGGAAGTTAAAGCGCTGCTGGACGGCAAGCCAATCATGATCAATTCTGCCTTTAGGTCTAAGCAAGTCAATGACAGCGTAGGCAGCAAGGACACCAGCCAGCACCGCACGGGCAGCGCGGCTGACATCAGAGTGCCAGGCATGTCTCCAGATGCCGTGGTGAGGGCTTTGGTGGCCTCAGACCTGCCTTTTGATCAGGTTATCCGTGAGTTCGACGCTTGGACGCACATCAGCATCAGCTCAACGCCCCGCCGTCAAGCGCTGATCATTGACCGCGCTGGGACTCGGCCTTTTGCTTAATTGCCTGATAAGCCTTGATCAGTCTGCTGATCACGGGAGCGCTGACATTGAACCGCCGCGCTATCTCTTTAATGTTCACACCGGAATCGTACAAAGAATAGACTCGGCTGGCTGAGATGTCTTTGGGCGGTCTACCAGCACCGGCTCTCTTGCCGCCGTGGGTCATGTTGACTCTAACCCATGATCAAACGCCCATTTATTTGGGTCAATAGGTGCTGTCTCTCCAGCAGTCACGCATTTGCCGCTTGCGTTTAGCGCACTTACCGCACCGTGAGGAAATCCGTAAGAAGCCTCGGGTGCGGTTGCAATTTCTATTAGTTTGTCATACAACGCATCTTGGTTTTGTTTCCACTGCGGCGCTACAGACGGGTCGTAGGACATGTACTGATCGTACATCTTGAGCAAAGTCTCGCGGTCAAGGTAATAGTTGCGTACCTCCGACAATTCAAAGATGTCCTTTGATAGCGCGAGCATTGCTGCTTTGTGGTGCTGGTCATCTCTACCCCACTCGGACATCAGCTTGGCGCTCCACTTTAAGTCATCGCCGTTTCTTCTGAGCACTCTCATCTAATTATTTCCTCTCTTGTCTTAGTCCAGGAGTTGTGGAAAAGCACTTCAAAGCATTGCTCTTTTAAGGCGTGTTCTGCTTGGCTAATAAACTTAGGTAGGTTTTCCGCAGACATAAGCCAATGAGCATATTCCTGTTTACCAGACACAGCCCTAGCCCAATAGTACGGCCCATTTACGCCTATCCATTTGCTGGGTAGCTTATCAAAAGTAACTTTCATTTCTGCTTTTCCTTGACATATAAATCAGCCTCTGGCGTAAGCCAAATAGGATAGCGCAGCGGCCTACTGCACATGTTTCCAGATTTCCTGACTACCCCAATGACAATGTTGGTTATTGCTATCTTGTCTTCAACTAACATGGCTTTCCATTCTTGTTCTGTCATGCTTGTCCCCTTGCTCGGATTTTGAATGCCATATCTTTTATATGGCCATCAGTAACTATGTAGTCGTAAACATGGTCACACATCTTTGCACACGCCTCACGCTCTGCTGCTGCGACAAGGGCGGCAAAGCGTAAAAGAAATTTAGTCTCAAGCGGCCACAAGTGTTTACCCGCCTCCTCTGCCATGCGGATGATGTCTTCTTGTGTCATATCAACAAACTCCAAATCCAAATGCCAGTGAAGAACAGCGCTAAGCAGATGACCGCCAAGACCACAAAAATACACCAGAGCATTACCACGCCGATCTTGTGCCATTGGTCTGACACTGGCTCAATGTCATCAGGCACTGCCGGATACG